AAAAGCTACGGGAGAAATTCTTGCCATACGGAGAAACTACCAACCGGAAGACGAACTAAAAACTAAGAGAAATCATTTCGTACACTACGGCTATGTGCCGGGGTTTGGTTTTTATCACTTTGGTTTGATTCACCTCATAGGTGCTTTTGCTAAATCAGGTACTTCTCTGATAAGACAACTTGTAGATGCAGGTACATTATCTAACCTACCCGGCGGATTTAAGACAAAGGGTTTACGAGTAAAAGGTGATGACACACCAATTAGCCCAGCAGAGTTTAGAGATGTAGATGTGCCGAGTGGCTCTATAAAAGACAATATCATGCCCCTGCCGTACAAAGAACCTAGCAACGTTCTATATAGTTTGTTAGGTACTATCGTTGACGAGGGTAGAAGATTCGCTAGTGCAGCAGATTTAAAGATTGCAGATATGTCTGCAAACAGTCCAGTAGGAACAACCCTAGCTATATTAGAGAGAACTTTAAAAGTTATGTCTGCTGTACAGGCTAGAGTTCACTATTCTATGAGGCAGGAGTTTAAGTTACTCAAAAATATAATAAGAGATTACACACCAGACAAATATAATTACAAGCCAGAAAGCGCTTCGCCAATGGTAAAGCAGTCAGATTATGACATGGTAGAAGTTTTACCTGTATCTGACCCTAACTCTTCAACAATGGCTCAAAAGGTAGTGCAGTATCAGGCAGTCATGCAAATGGCTCAAGCTGCACCTCAGATATACAACCTCCCAAAGCTACACAGGCAGATGTTAGATGTGATGGGTATAAAAGATGCTGCAAAACTTGTGCCATTGGAGGATGACGAGAAACCAAAAGATCCAGTATCAGAGAATATGAATGCGTTGAAAGTTAAGCCTCTCAAGGCGTTTTTGTATCAAGATCACGATGCACATATACTCGCCCACATGACTTTCTTAAATGACCCAACCATGGCACAAATTATTGGACAGAACCCAAAAGCAAGAGCGATAGCCGCCTCACTACAGGCACACATCGCAGAACATTATGGGTTTAAGTACCGAGTCCAAATCGAGCAGCAACTTGGTGCACCACTACCAAAACCCGATGCAGAGATACCAGAGGAGTACGAAACTCAGATATCTCGCTTGGTGGCTCAGGCTGCACAGCAATTATCACAGAACAACTTGGTTGCTGCAGCGCAAAAGAAAGCCCAACAACGAGCACAAGATCCTATTATTCAAATGCAACAACAAGAGTTACAGATTAAAGCTCAAGATACTATGCGTAAAGCTCAGAAAGATCAGGCAGATGTTGCTCTCAAACAGGCTCAGATTGCTGTGGAGCAAGAGCGTATTGCCTCTCAAGAACGTCAAGCACAGCTTAATACACTGGCAAAAGCAGTTACAGATGATGCCAAACTAGAAGAAAAACAATCTAGCCAAGTTATAAAAGCTATGTTGGACGAGCAGAAAGAGGAGAATAAAGCAGACAACGCAATAGCGCAAAGCTTTATGCAACAAGCTATGAGTCAACCTGATGAACCAGAGGAGCCTACACCTCCGCCAACTGAGGAGAGACAGTAATGGATGATGAATTAGAAATGCTGTTAGAGCAGATGGAAAACGAGATAGAGGAAATAAAAGAAAATATGGCTGACGGGTCAGCTAAGTCTTACGAAGAATATAGAAAGTTTTGCGGAATGGTTAAAGGTCTTACCATTGCAATTAATTACGTAATAGACCTACAAGAGAGAAGAGGTGGATACGAGGATGACGACTGAAAGTGAAGAAAAAGCTAAACAATTACCAGAACCTTCTGGGTATCACATATTATGTACAATACCTGATGTTGAAGAAAAGTATGATAGCGGTTTGATAAAAGCTGACACTACAAAGCATTTTGAGGAAGTTCTTAGTACTGTATTTTTTATAGTTAAGCTTGGTCCTGATTGTTATAAAGACAAAGACAGGTTTCCAAGTGGGCCTTGGTGTAAGGAAGGGGATTTTATTTTAGCTCGACCAAACTCAGGCACTAGACTGAAAATACATGGCAAAGAGTTTCGTTTAATTAACGACGACAGCGTGGAGGCAGTAGTGCAAGATCCACGAGGCATATCACGAGCATAGGAGATAAAGGATGGCTGAAGAGCAAAACTTACCTAACGAAGAGGATGTTAAGAAACCTGAAGCTGAGGTGGAGGAAAAAGAGGTAGAACAAAAAGCATCTGATGTTGAAATAGAAATTGAAGATGATACTCCTGAACCGGATCAGAACAGGAAGAACCTCCCTAAAGAGTTAGTTGAAAGACTAGACTCTGATGAGTTAACTGAGTACGACGACAAAGTAAAGGACAAGATATACCAACTTAAAAAAGTCTGGCATGATGAGCGTCGTGAAAAAGAGCGGATAGCAAGAGAGAATCAAGAAGCTATTAAAGCTGCTCAAAAGTTAATGGAAGAAAACAAAAAGCTAAAAGCTAAACAGCAGGAAAATGAGAAGAGTTATATGGATGCTGCAAAAAGTGCTGCTGAGTTAGAAATAGCCGCAGCTAAAGTAGCATACAAAGAAGCTTATGATTCTGGCGATGGGGACAAGTTAGTAGAAGCACAGCAAAAATTAAACGAAGCTAACTTCAAAGCTGAAAGAGTAAAATCTTATAAACCCTCTTTACAAATTCCTGAGAATAGTGTAAAAGATAAAGAAGATAAAGCACCCGCTGCTCTGCCGCCTGACGCAAAGGCTTTAGAATGGCAGAAGAAGAATGATTGGTTTGGACAGGACGATGAAATGACAAGCCTTGCGTTAGGGTTGCACGAGAAGCTGGTAAAACAAAACGGTCCAGCTTATGCTACGACAGACGAGTATTATGAACGCATTAATGAAACAATGCGTAAACGGTTTCCAGAACATTTCGATACCGATTCTGACGACGCCGAAGTAGAAACGAAAGAAACTACTAAAGCAAAACCTGCAGCAGTTGTTGCTCCAGTAACACGAACAACTTCTTCAAAGAAAATACGATTGACAACGTCACAAGTAAATTTAGCGAAAAAGTTAGGGTTGTCACCAGAGCAGTATGCTAAAGAAATGATTAGATTGGAGAATAGAAATGGCTGAAAAACGTACAAACAGACAATACGAAAACAGAGCTTCACAAGAGAGACCAAAGGCTTGGGCACCCCCAACTGCTAAACCTGAACCAAATAAACAACCGGGATGGGTTTACTTTTGGAAACGTACGGCTACTTTAAACGAGCCAGACCCAAGAAATATTTCTATGGCTTTTAGAGAAGGATGGGAACCAGTTAAGTCAGAGGAACAACCTCATATGAAACACTTATCTGATCACAATTCTAAATTTAAAGGTTGTATAGAAATAGGTGGTCTTTTACTTTGTAAAGCTCCAGAAGAACTTATAAATCAGCGTAATGAATATTATTTAAATCAGGCTAACCAACAAATGCAGTCTGTAGATAATAATCTTATGCGAGAAAGTGACCCAAGAGCGCCTATATTTAAGGAACACAAATCCTCGGTGTCTTTTGGTAAAGGTAAATAATTTTTCATTAGGAGATAAAAATGGCAGCTACTGCTTCCCCTTTTGGGTTAAAACCTACCAATATGATTGGTGGTGCGCCCTACAATGGCGGTGCTATTAGACATTATCATGTGAAAGCTAATAACTCTGCCGCAATTTTTAATGGCGATTTAGTTGTGTTAAGTGCCGCTGGCTTACCAGCCGCTGTATCTTCAACTCCCACTGCTAACGAACTTGCATCTACATCTGCAAACGGAACGCCGGGAATTGTAGGAGTTATGGTTGGAGCTAGATACATTGATGACAACGGTGTTCAGCAATTTAGACAATTTCTTCCCGCCAACGCTACAACCTCAGGGTTTACAGAAATCAAAATAATGGTTAATGATGACCCAAGACAGTTGTTTAAAATTCAAGGTAACGCTGCGTTAGGAACATTTAACAGCGGTACAGGTGGATCTGGTTTTGCTGGTGCAATCGGTAAAAACTGTTCACTTGATTTTAGTACATCTGGTAGCACAAGCACAGGTAATTCAGGAGTAAGTCTTAAAATTGATACTAACGGTGGTACTTTAGCAGCAACTGAAACTCTTGCTATGAGAGTTATTGATGTTGTTGAAGGCACTGAAGGTGACAATTTCCCTGAGTTTATTGTTAAATTTAACGTTGGCGTACATGCGTATGACAACTCATTAGGCGTATAAGGAGATTTTTAAATGGCTATTTCAAGAGCACAATTACTAAAAGAACTCCTTCCCGGCTTAAACGCTTTATTTGGTTTAGAGTATGCCAAGTATGGTGAAGAGCACAAGGAGATCTATGAAACAGAGACTTCTGAGCGTTCGTTTGAAGAGGAAACAAAGCTTTCCGGCTTTGGTGCAGCCCCAGTAAAAACTGAAGGTGCTGCTGTCGAATACGATAACGCACAAGAGGCATTTACAGCTCGCTATACGCACGAAACTGTTGCTATGGGCTTTGCAATAACAGAAGAGGCTTCTGAAGATAATCTTTATGATAGTCTCGGTGCTCGTTATACAAAGGCTTTAGCTCGTGCTATGGCGTACACAAAGCAGGTTAAGTCTGCTGCAGTTTTAAACAAAGGCTTTACTGGAACAGGTAATCCTACCTATGGTGACGGAAAAGTATTGTTTGCAACTGACCACCCATTAGTTTCTGGTGGAACAAACAGCAACCGTTTTACAACAGGCTCAGATTTAAATGAAACATCTCTTGAAGATGCGGTAATTCAGATTGTTT